CAAAGGACACTGGTCAGAGTATCGACTATCTCGTAAATTCAATTGTGACTGGACTCGGCAGAAAATCAAAGATGATTCTCGATAATCTTGGTATCAGTGCAACTGAAATAGACGAGAAGATGAAGAAGACTGGCGACATGACAAAGGCCGTCGGTGAAATCATCCGTGAGCAGATGTCAAAAGCTGGAGATTATGTTGAAACCGCAGCAGATCGTGCAGCACAAGCCGACGTTAAGTTGAAGAACTCGATGGAAGAGCTTGGACGCACACTCATGCCGTTAACAGATGCAGGACAGGGATTGTTCAATACATGGAAGGTTGCTGCTATCGACCTTCTTAATTCGGCCATCAAACCGCTTATCCAGGCATTCACACAACTTGGAGCCATCCAAAAAATACAGGACAATGTGAACGGTGGCGGATTCCTTGGCCGCATAACGGAAAACTTGCGTAATGCAAAGAATAAGGAAGGAGTGTACTCGCAGCAGTTGATGGAGATTAACAAAGCTGTTAACAAAGCACGTTCAAATCTTCAGCAGGCCGAAAAGGGCGGTATGGGTAGCATTGAGATTTACCGCAACAGGCTGAAAGCCCTCGAAGGTATTCGCGATCAATACATAAAGGTTGCAGCCCAAATCATGTCACCAGAACCTGATGCTACACAAATAACCCCTGGCAAAACAACTGGAGATAAGAACAAAAAGGACACCGTCACCTATGCTGCCGATAGCATAGCTGCGCAAGAAGCTTTGGTTTCCGAACTAAACAAGAAGTGGAGAGAGGCAGGCGAGGCTGTGCGTGGAGATTATCTGACGCAACTCATAGAAGCCGAACGGAAACTAAAAAACATGAAGGACGAACAGGCCGCTTTGCGGGACTATGCCAATGGTAAACTGAAAGGCGGAAAAGTTCAAACCTCAGGCATTGGATCGTTTACTGGCGGTTACCAAGAGATTCCACTCGCAGGCGGATTGCGTGAAGATGCTCTCGAAGCATTACAGAAACTATCGGATATTACAACCATTATTAACAAGAAAGTAGAGGAGCAGGCAAAGGCCGTGCAAAAGACAAGAGAGGCATGGAATCAAACAGGCCAAGCCATCGGGATGGTTGGAAATATGATGAGCAGCATCAAAGACCCAGCAGCACAAACAGCTGGTGCCGTGGCTCAGGCCATTGCCAACATTGCACTGGCATACTCTCAGGCTCTCAGCGATGATGGAACCATCAAGAGCAACATCTGGTACTTCATCGCAGCATCAGCTGCCGCTATGGTATCAATGGCCACAACCATCAGCCAAATTCATTCGGCAACCGGCTATGCCGAAGGTGGTATCGTGAAGGGTGACTCATATTCAGGCGACAACCTGTATGGCCCTGGATTCGGAATAAACGCCGGCGAACTGGTGCTCTCGGTGGCGCAACAGAATGCGCTGGCCAACACGCTGACGCGACAGAGCGAGGGCGGCGGCATGATGCAGGCCAGAGTATCAGGAGAGAACATCTATCTCGCGCTGAACAACTACCTGAAGCGCACAGGACAGGGAGAACTTTTAACTTGGGGATGAACATTTAATACTGAAGATTATGGCACAAAATGGTAACAACATCATAGTCTATACATCGACGAACAACGGAACAAGTTGGACGGCGATGGGGGCCACCAAGAGCGACAAACTGCAAGTGAGTGGCGAGACGATAGAAATCAGCAGCGCGACGGATGCCGACTGGCAGCACATTATCAGCGGAAGAAAATCGTGGAGTCTGAACGTGAGTTGGCTGGTGACGCAGGTGGCCGACGTGAGGAAGGTGCTACAGGTGGGCACGCGAGTGAAGGTGCGCATCGGTGCCAGAACGTACTCAGGATCGAGTGGCGTGGAAGGCTTTGCCATCATCACACAAAATGAACTGGCCTTCACACGCGGAAGCCTCGCCACAGGCTCCTTGCAGATGCGCGGAGACGGACCGCTGACCTGACACACAATCTATGCATTTCGATATTATTATGGTTTAGGTTTATTTTGTGTTTTTATTAGTAGTTAGTACTGATAGGGCTCGCAGCGGCGAGCCTTTTTCGTTTCGGAAAACCCCGAGCACGTTTTTGGCTGATTGGTAGAAGTAAAAACAAGATAGAAGATGAAATACTTAACGACAGATTACATCCGCCAGCACTCGCGCATTGACTTCGACTGCGAGGACGCACTCTTAGACCTCTACGGAAACGCAGCGGAGGATGCCATGCAGGGCATACTGGGGCGAAGTTACGAAGACATCGTGGAGACATTCGGCGAGGTGACGGGCGATGAGGAGACCGACCGCCCTGTGCCTGCCGCAATCATCAACGGCACGCTGCTCATAGCCAACTATCTGTATGAGAACAGATCGCTTGATTCGCAGATACCTGTCAACGTGGTGCCAGGGCTGCCGCTTCTCATTAAGCCATACGTAAGGCTGGCAGGCACATTCGGCAACGACCAGAAGAACCGATGCATATCGCGACTGGATCAGCAGCGACAGATACTCGACTACATGTGCGCATCGGTGGACATCCGAAAGGACGCAACGCTGGCCGACCTGTATGGACGGATAGCAACATACAAGAATTGGTGGAGCCAGTTTGACGACCCTGCGCCCATCATCTGCGCCGACATGAAGGTGCAGACCGAGAAGCTGGAGAAGGATGTGAAGGACTATTTGGAAACATTAAACGCATAGGATTATGGCAGATATAAATATTGTGAACCAGGGCGATGTGACAAAGTTTATCATCACCTCTCAGAACCCAGTACTCGACATGGAACTTTGTGACTTCTATGTGGAACTGACATGGGGCGTGTTCCGACAAAAGAAGACCATTCAGAAGAGCGAGATGCTATATGGGACGGAGGGCGAATACGTGATGAGGGTGGACACCTCGAAGATGGTTGGTAAGGTGACAGCCCGCTTCGTGTGGTATGCCATCGACACCGACATTGATCCAGACAATCGCCGACGTGAGATTGACGAACAGGCAATTATGTTTGTGACCACCGATCCATGCCCCAAGTTCTTCGCCTGCCCATCATGCAGCGGACAAGGCCACGACGTGCGCTACGAACTGACGGACGAGCCGGATGTGGCGGCAAAGTATCTGCGCCTGTGCGCCACAGAGATGGTGATACCAGAACATGGCGATCCTTACCCAATCTATCGACCACTCATCACACGCAACGACGAGTATCTCTACGTGCTGCGTGAGAGTGCCCAGGAGGTGGCCGATCAATTGAATATTAATAATTAAAAAATAAGATTATGGCAGACTACAGACTTCCATTCACTGGTGAGCAGGTAGAGGAAATCCTCGCCACCGCCACCCCGCAGTCATCACTGACTCAGGAGACACAGCGTGCAACCGAGGCCGAACAGCAGTTGCAGAGTAATATCAACCAAGAGGCTGAAACACGCGGCAATGCCGACCTGCAGCTTCAGCAAAACATAAACGCCGAGGCTGAGACGCGCGGACAGGCTGACTTGGCTCTCCAGCAGTTGATACAGCAGGTACAGGCTTCGCTCATCAACTATTATCTGAAGACCGAGACATATTCGGCTACGCAGATCGACGCGATGCTCGCAGCCATCAAGCAGTTCCGCTATCAGGTGGTTGACGTGCTGCCCACGCCTTCAGCCGACACGATGGGTATCATCTATCTGGTGCCGTCGGCCCATGCCGTGAGCGGCAACATCAAGGATGAGTATATCACGCTGACCCGCGATGAGGGCGCAGGCATCATCTACTACTTCGAGCAGATAGGTGAGACCGCCATAGACCTGAGCAATTACTACACCAAGGCTCAGACCAACGCGGAGATCACAGCGGCCATCAACGCGGCCCTCGCTGCCTACTACACCAGCACGCAGACCGATGCGGCCATTGCTGCTGCCATCGCCACTGCCATTGCGAACTATTATACCAAGTCGCAGGTGGACGCGCTGATCGCAAACTTCATCACCGCATCGGTGAACAACCTCGTCAATTACTATCTGAAAAGCGAGACCTTCACGAAGGCCGAGGTAAACCAGCTCATCGCTGCCGTGCAGCAGTTCACCTATCAGAGTGTGGCCGAGTTGCCGACGGCATCCGCTGACACCATGAATAAGATTTATCTGGTGCCTTCTACCAATCCCGAGACCAAGAATGTGAAGGACGAGTATATCACCATCGCCGTGACCGACCAGGGCACGACTACTTATTCGTGGGAGCAGATCGGTACCACGACCGTTGACCTCAGTGGCTATTCAACCACCGAGCAGATGAACGCGGCTATCGCTAACGCCATTGCTACGGCCCTGGCCAACTACTACACCAAGAGCCAGACGATGACGAGTGCCGAGATCGAGGCCGCTATCAGTGCTGCCTTGTTGACCTACTCGACCACCACCGAGATGAACACCGCCATCAGTGGAGCCATCACGCTCGCCTTGGCCGACTACTCGACCACATCGCAGGTTGGTACCATCGTTTCGACCGCCATCACCACCGCCTTGGCGAATTATTATACCAAGACGCAAGTGGATAATATCGCCAACACGAAGACCGACAAGCTGACGATGACGGGTGCTGGTGCTGCTGTGGAGGATGACATCATGGTGATCGACGAGAACGGCAACATCAAGGACGGCGGCAAAAAGATCAGCGACCTGCAACTGAAGGTGACCGACTGCGCGATGCTCGGTGGTGGATTCCCCACCTGTTCGACGGCTGGCGGTACAGCAGCGAAGACCGTCAACATCTCCCACTTCCTGCTCTTGCCCAACTGCCGAATCTCTGTACTCTTCCAGAACGCCTTCACTGCCACCAAC